TCTACATAAACGCTCTTAGAAGCATATGCACCATTGGAGCCGGATATCAGTTTTGACATACGAATATCTGATGAAAGATCCATAATTCTCGAACGTCTTTCATTATAATCTTCTAATGTGCCTGGACCATATGAAAAGAATTTGCCTTCTTTGTATTCTCTGTAAACATCGCTGGTACTTCTTTTATTAAAATCCGTGTGAGAATCAATTTTGATTTTACCACCAAGAGTTTCATAACAATAAAAAGGCGAACCATGTGAATCATATGCCCGACGTAGTGCCCATTGAATTGCATCAATTGGGCTTAAGTTTGGAACAACAAATTTTACAATATTCGTATTCTCATTCGTCATTTCAATGTCATAAGAAGGGACACCCAAATCATTCATCAATACCTCTTTAACAAAATTCTTGATATTCCCCGCGTAAGCCCGAGAAATCCTTTTAAATTTGGACATGAAGATATGCTTACTCACACCCTTTAAAGTATAAACCTGAACACGGTTTTCAAATTTACCGTATAGCGGGTATTCGCTTACATAAAATAAATGGCTCAACTTCTGATTGTCGATCTTGATATTTTTAATACTAGATGAATCATTATTGGAAACATATGTTTTTCTGGCAAGATTTACGGTAATTGTTTCGTGGCCCGTTAGCTGAAATTCTTCCATCAGATTTACCGTATCTTTTACATTCAATGAAAGCATTAAACCCGGATAATAAATGCTTTCGGTAATTGAAAAATCGGTAACAATCTTCTGAATGTCTGTAATTCTACCGTTATGGTTACAGAGCATAATGCTCTCGATTGAGTAAGCCGAAGGTATTAGGATCTGATCGGTTCCGAATACCGCAATATTTGAAAGATTAGCCATTGATTAGACCTTGGTAAATCTGAACAAACTTGTAAATTGAGTCGGGACGAACGATTCGGATATTTGCTCTTTCATCATTTAAGGCAATTTCATATTCTCTATTTGAAACTGCGATCAATTCAGAATCTGAAGTTCCTGGCTGTACGTTTAATTCTCCAATTGAAAGGGCATTGTAGAATATAGTACCATCTGCCGATTCATAATGATGAGGAGCTTCGGCATAAGGATATACTTCGTATGAAGCAACACTATCCTCAGTAGTGCTTCCTGTAATAAATTCTTGTTCTTGAAAAGTACCAACAACGTCTTTTAGAACTAATTGGCTCAACTGAGTATCCTTTGAATCCAATCTTCCATATGCTCCGGATTCTGAACCATAGACCGTTTCACCAATCTCGAAGATTCCCGCTAAAGAGTTACGACGTTCAGTAATGATCCCGTCGCCATTTCTTACAAGGATGGGGCGTGTTTGAATTACAGTACCATTGTATTCGGTCTCAAGATAATCATCCAGTTCTTCCTGCATCATCGGCCATCCGGAAAGACCAGATTTTAAATGGTCATTCACCAAGAAAAAGGTCCAATAATAATCGGGAGTATTGTACAGCAGATTTGACACAATGTCGGGTCTGTCGCCGTTTCTGATCTGAAAATACTGGTACGTAGAAACATCATCAAAGTATTTTTCATCGGCTTTTACAAAACGAAATAGATCAACAATACGGGTGTCGATGCCGTTATCGGCAAAATCGTATTGAATTTTTGGGAACTGTTGAAAAAACGACATAGATTATTTCTCCGATAATTCCACAATGTCGGATAGAGTAAGTGCCTTTGTTTCTTGAAACTGAATCGCAACGTCCGTTTCAATCGGGCTTCCATCACTGTGAAACATATTAGTAGTTCCGTTATATGTTGCAGTCATTCCCGTAAGATAGCAACTGTAAATCCTTGGGAGTTTACGGTTTTCTTTACCGGAACCTTCATAAAATTTCATTGACCAAACCGGAGGGTATGTAAGTACAACATCATTGCCCTTGGGATACATATTTTCCCGAAATGTTTTAATGATTGCCGTAATAGTTTCTGCTTCGGTTTTGCTTTTTGGCATCATTTTAAAGTTGAATCCGAAACTACGAATACCAGCATTTTGAAATGATGTATTGGTATTTGGGGCTATTATCTGTTTTGTACTGAAATCAATTGTATTTGCAATTGATGTTTGATTAAAATGTCTTGCGGCAATTGAAGCTGCTGCTGCAACATTCAGTTTCTTTGCTTTGTTTACCAAACTGCCGGCAAGCCCGCCGATACCCGCTCCGATGACCCCCTTAACACCCTTGGCTTTATCCATTGCATTTATAGTATCCTGCCCTATTGAACCTAAAATGCCAAGGTCCAGTGAAGAATACGCCATGGAGTCGGAAAATGTAAGCCCTGGCGGAATCGGAAGATAAATTTCTCTGGCTCCAGGTTTACCCAAACGAACGCTGAAAGACATAAACATCCAGTTATTCTTGGAATGAGTCAATTCAGATGGGAAACATAATCTCGGACGATAACCGACCCATGGATCTGGGCCTCTAAAACCTTCTGATGAAGAATTTCTACCACCAGAATAGCCCGACAATCCTGTCTGACCTAAATCAGGATTTAGGGGTGTGATCGGATTGTAAATCAAGGGAGTTACACTATAATTGAACGACTCCGGTATCTTATTTCCTGGAAGAGGGACATCATTCGGAATGAATCCACGTGCGACGGAATCGGAGCTACCGAAATTTCCTAAGTCCAGTGCCATTATGATTGCTCCTTAAAAAATTGATGTGTCTTAGTTAACATAAATATCTATTTATATGACATATAAGGGCACCTTCACACCTAAGAATCCATCCAAATATCGAGGCAATGTGTCGAACATTGTCTATCGTTCTCTCTGGGAGCGACAGCTTTTTAGATGGCTCGACGAACAGTCATTCATTGCGTCATGGTGCTCGGAAGAGGTTGTGGTACCGTACCGCTGCAAGACGGACGGTAGAATCCATCGGTACTTTGTCGATGTCAAGTTCGAATTCACCGATGGGCGTGTAATGTTGATCGAGGTAAAACCCAAGAAAGAAGTGAGTCCACCCAAGAATCCTGGCAAAAAGACAAAGAGATACATTACCGAGGTCATGACGTATGCCAAAAACATCTCCAAGTGGGAAGCCGCAACCGAGTACGCCAGTGACCGTGGGTGGATTTTTGAGATTTGGGACGAAGACATGCTCCGTAAGTTGGGCATTAAGATACTCTAAACACATATAAATAGAACTAATGCCAGTCTCACTCTTCACAACACTTGAAAAAGAATTCAACTCCACGGGGTTTGAAAAGCGTTCGATTGAGGCAAAGGATTGGTTCATTCAGAGAGTAAAGGAGCTAAATGGCAGAATCAATCGGAAGGCACTCCTCAATGACGATAAGGTGCAACAGCGTTCAAAGGCAATTTGGGGCAATATGTACATGTTTGCCTATGATCCTAAGTTCAAAGAGGAACTTCCGTATTACGATAGATTTCCGTTGGTTTTAGTAATCGGTCCCGCGACCGGAGGTTTCCTTGGTCTCAACCTACACTACCTACATCCAAAGATTCGTGCCAAGTTCTTAGATAAACTACTTGGAACCATCACCGATGATAAACTTACCGAAAGAACACGCCTCAAGATTCGTTATAGCCTCCTTGTAAGTGTTAGAAGACTCCGTGAATTTGCACCCTGCCTTAAGCACTATCTTACGGGTCATATGAAAACCCGCCCATCTCAGGTATTTGCACCCGATTGGGAAACAGCAATCTTCCTACCAACCGAACACTTTAAGGGTGGCACAAAGACTCAGATTTGGTTGGACTCTCGCAAACAGTATTCCGCGCGATAATTCACATGGCCAATCTAATCGACAATGTTCTGGGTAACAGTATTGAGAATCTAAAGAGCTCAATTGTAAAGCACGGCGGTGTTGCGCAGGAGAATCGTTTTGCGGTGTATATGACTCCGCCCGAACAGACGCTGTTCAATCTTGATTTAAATGCAATTATTACTGGTGCCTTATCGGGTACCTTTAATGTTCGTTCTTTAATTAACGATCCTCGTGATATTGCAATTCTCTGTGAATCGTGCACGCTTCCTGGAAGACAGATTCTGACAGCCGACTATCAATCCATAAAGCAATCGGTTAAAATTCCCTATGGATTCATTAACGAGGATGTTACCTTTACATTTTTATTGACCAACGATTATTACATCAAGAAGATTTTCGACCGTTGGTCGGATCAGATCATTGGCTACAATAACTACCGTGCAAATTAT